GTTATGCAACTCGTTAAACTGTTCTTCCGTAGCTTTTCTAGCCATTATGTACCGGGAAATAGTTGTTTCTCTATAATCTCTACAGCCTTATCATCTAAGGTGTTATCAGTAGTGGAAACAAGCTTTTTCAATACATCAATTAATAGTCTTTTGACTGATGTTGATGTAGCAAACTTGATAAGGATGGGTTTAATTAGTAGAATCATTTGTGTTAATAGGTGTTGGGGGGCAACTGTACCGTTTTTTTTTCCAAGGGAGTTTGATTTCATCCAATGGGATACAGTTATTTTCTAAATACTGCTTTTTTGCAGCTAGTTTTTCTTTTTCATACTTAACTATAGGGACAACATCGTTACACATGCTATAAACACGTGTACCTTCAGCTAACATAAAGCCTTTACCTTGTAATTCAGCACATCTAAGCATACGAGTTAACTCATAATCAAGCCTCATCTTTTCTTCTTGTCGTTTTGCTATTCGTCTGCACTGTGCTAAACCTCTACGGTCTAAAGGGAACATAAAGTTAACCTGTCCTCCCCAGTTTTCTGCTACTGTGTAGCTCCTTTGAGTCATTTCTTCGTCAAAGGGTTTAGTATGATTGCCCATATAGAATGGGCTAAACGTCATCGTACTACCATTACAGCTAACCCCAGAACCGTAGTGCTGTCTTGAAGGAGCACCATTATTCTGGAATTGGACTGCTTGGTTCGTTACATTCCCAGTCGCTGCTGCAACGGGATTTGACGTATTATTTGTCTCACCTTCCGCTTTAGCAGGTGCTATTGCGAGAAGACTGACAAGGAAACAGTAGTAGATTCCGTTTCGATAGTTCGATCTATTTCTGTTAGTTCGATTATCTGACTTGCTGCTCTTGTTACCACTTCTAGTGAGAAGTCTGAACCAGCTGTTGTCATATTGAAGACTGAATCGCTGTCTACTATACCTCCAGATGTTGCTGAGGTGTGTGTTATATTGTCGCCTGACCATTTGTTTAATGCGGCACCATAGGTGGTTGTTGTGATTTCCTCAGTTATATCCTGAGTTGTAGTAGTAGTACTATTCATAGACCCTTGGGTAAAATTGGGTTGTACTAACTCAGCTCTTACTACCGTGGGTGATGCCAGCATTAAGAGTAAAAGCCATTTCTTCATTATTCCTTTTTTTTAACCATAGGACAGTTTACTGGACCTTTATTTTTATTGTTGTTGCCTGTAGTTAGGCCAAAGGTCGCTAATGCTCCAGTAAATACACTAGCAACAAACGTGATATCAGAATTACCTGATTTTTTAACCATAGGTATTTCTACATAATTCATTGTAATTATAAATCCAGACCAGACGACAACGCCCAGCCTGACAAATGTACCAAGAATTTGTATCTGATGTTCCTGATCCTCTGCAGCATCTTTCAGCTTTCCAAGGAGTCCTTTGTCTTTTTCTTCTGGCGGTTTTCCTTCCATGTATCCACTTTTTTTTGGAGAAATTTTTGCACCTGTTTCTTAATTTTATTAAAAAAAGGTGTTGCTAAAGTAGTTGTTGCAACCGCTGCAACAGCAGCATAAGTTGCAGTGGCGACTACTTCTGCAGTTGGTAAAGGCAGATCAATTTTAACAACAGGTACTCTAAGAGTAGGTTGTTCAGTTTGTGTTTCTGTATTCTCTTCTTCTTCTTCTAGTTTTACCCCAGCCGGAGCTTTTAAATTACTAGGAGGAATAACAATTGGAGGAAACACTGGCATCTCTGCTGATGGTTGCTTTAGAGGGATGCTAGGCATATCTAAAGCTTCGGGAAGTTTTGTTTTAAGGGATGGAAGCTCCACTACAGAGCTGCTATTTTAGACTTACCAGAAGTAACGGCTGCATCTATAGCAGTGAAGTTTTCATTTGTCCAGATAGATGTTGTACCATCGACTTTCTTATATGCTTTGATAAGTTCAAGATGATCTACATTACGTTGTAGCTTATCTTTCCAATCAGCATCTGTTTCACCAGAAGCTTTGTTACCATTGATAAGTGTTACGCTATCACCTGCAGCTGTAAAGATAGCTGCTACTTCATCAGTCGTTCTCTCGTCCATTTGTAGATTCCTCTAGTTGTTGTAATGTTTTTAGTGCTCCCTGAAGTTCAGTAAAGCGATGTTTGGCAACATTTAGTTGCTCTAATAATTGATTATGATGCTGAGCTACTTGTTCCAACTCAGTCTTTACTTCTTCAATTTTTTCTAATAGATTTTCCATAGGGTGTTAGGCTGCTTCGAGGGCAGCGACTTTTGCGGATAGTTCTTTAATTGCGTTCACTAAAACAGGAACCAATCTTTCATATTTTAGACCATATCTTTTACCATCTGGAGTTTTATGGACTGTTAACATATTATCTACACTTGAGGCAAACCCATCAGCTTGCTCAATAGCTAAAACATCTTGTGCTAAAAATCCTATATTTACTTGTGGTTTTTTCTTACTTCCATCTGGAGTTGCACTTAAATCATCAGAATACCAAGAACGTTTATCCCATCTATAAGTTTTAGGTTGTAGTTTATTAACCCAATTTAATCCATGTGTAAAGCTAGTTATATCAGTTTTATCTCTTGAATCAGAAGACGATATAGCAGTATCAGCACACATAAGATGATCAATATAGTCATCACCTAAGACTACATAATTAGATTCAGTAGTAATGTTTCCAGAAGGAGAAGCTGCTGATCCAGCATTATATCCAATAAATGAATTGTTCTCACCTGTAGTAACATGTTGACCATTAATACCAAGAGCAGTATTAAATCTTCCAGTTGTTAAAGAATTTAAAGAATCTCTTCCAATACATGTATTATTATCACCCGTTGTAGCTACTTTTAATGAAGACGTACCAACAGCAGTATTGTTATCAGCAGTTGTGTTGAGCCTTAAAGCATCCATACCTATGGCTACGTTATTACTAGCAGTTGTGTTATCTGCTAAACAATTTTCACCAATCGCTACGTTATGAGAACCTGTAGAGTTATCAGTTAATGCGCCATATCCAAGACCAGTGTTCTTTGTACCTGTTGTGTTTGCATCTAACGCTGAGTGACCAACAGCAGTGTTGTATTCACCTGTTGTATTGAAGTGTAAAGCACTCTTACCAACAGCAGTACAAGCCGATCCAGTTGTGGTGTTTCTTAAAGCATTAGATCCAACAGCAGTGTTATCAGCTCCAGTTGTAGTAGTCCTTAAAGCGTTAACTCCAACGGCAGTATTATCAGATGCTGTTGTATTTGCTTCTAAAGCATTTTTACCAACAGCAGTGTTAAAAGAAGCAGTTGTATTTGCTGATAAGGATTGTTTACCTATAGCAGTATTATCAGCTCCAGTTGTGTTTGCCAACAAAGCTTGACAACCTACAGCAGTATTTTCAGCTCCTGTTGTGTTATTAGTTAATGCATTAAAACCAAGACCAGTATTATTAGAACCTGTTGTATTATCATATAAAGTATTAGCACCTAACCCAGTATTGTTAGCTCCTGATGTATTTTGAGCTAAAGAATAACCACCAATAGCAGTATTATTAGATACGGTTGTTTGATCATGTAAAGCTTCTCTACCTATAGCAACGTTATTTTCACCAGTGGTAATAGCTGTTGCAGCTTGAAAACCAATTGCTATGTTACTTGCTCCTGTTGTATTTGCACCTAACGAAGCAGTACCAAAAGCACTGTTAGTAGCTCCCGTTGTATTAGCGTCTAAAGCACCTGAACCAACAGCAGTATTTGACGATCCAGTTGTGTTATTGTTTAAGGCATAAGCACCTAAACCAGTGTTGTTACTTGCAGTTGTGTTATAAATTAAAGCTTGGATTCCAACAGCAGTATTAGTTGAACCTGTTGTGTTTGCGCTTAATGCTGATTTACCTAAAGCAACATTATTATCTCCAGTAGTATTTGCATCTAAGGCATTTGCACCAAAAGCAGCATTATCAGCTCCAGTAGTATTTGCGTCCATACAACCAGATCCAACAGCAGTGTTATTATCTGCTGTCGTGTTATTTTGCAGACAATTCATACCAACAGCAACGTTATTAACACCTGTTGTATTATCTAACATTGCACCATAACCAACAGCAGTATTATTTCCTCCTGTTGTATTATTAGCTAAAGCTGTATAACCAACAGCAACTTGATTAGAAGCAGTTGTATTATTAGAAAGAGCATAAGCACCTACAGCAACGCTTTCTGCACCTGTGGTGTTTGCAGTTAATGCTTCGTGACCAAGGCAAGAATTTCTAATACCTGTCGTATTAGCGTCTAATGCATAATTACCAACAGCTACATTAATAGTACCTGTTGTATTTGCTCCTAATGCGTTATAACCAAAACCAGCGTTTTGATCTCCAGTAGTATTTTGTTGTAAAGAGTAAGCCCCACTAGCAGTGTTCTTAGTACCAGTTGTATTTGCAGTTAAAGCATCCATACCAACAGCAACATTATAATTTCCTGTTGTATTGGAATCTAGAGAATCTTTTCCTACGGCAACGTTACCTGTTCCTGTTGTGTTTGCTTTTAATGCACTATGACCTACACCAGTATTATCATTTGCCGTGTTAAATACCAACGCTTGATAACCAAGTGCAGTGTTATAACTACCTGTTAGATTTTCATAAAATGCATCTCTACCAACAACAACGTTCTCTGTTCCAGTCGTATTTTTTAAACCTGCTGCTCCACCTATAAATATATTATTTGCTCCTGTTGTTGTAGCTTTACCTGCTGAGTTTCCTATTGCAGTATTATTAGATGCGGTTGTGTTTGTATTTAACGCTGCGTAACCTATTGCTGTGTTCTGTTGTCCAGTTGTGTTGCTTTGTAATGAAACATATCCTACCCCTACATTTGAATGACCAGTTGTGTTGTTTTGTATTGCTCTGTCACCTAAAGCAGTGTTGTAACTAGCAGTTGTGTTTGAACCTAAAGCAAGCCTACCAATACCAACGTTATATTGACCTGTTGTGTTTGCGCTAAGTCCAGATCTACCAATAGCAACATTATAAGATGCAGTGGTATTTGCATCTAAGGCATTTTGACCAAGAGCAACGTTTTCAGTTCCCGTTGTGTTTACTGCTAAAGCACTACTGCCTACAGCCGTATTGTTTGAAGCTGTTGTATTTGCTGCTAAAGCTACTTTACCAAATGCTGTATTTTCACCACCAGTGGTATTTGATCTTAACGCTCCATATCCAACGGCTGAATTATTATCTGCTGTAGTTATTGCAGTACCTGCGTTATAGCCAAATAACGTATTCTCCTGTGCATCTGTTCCAGTAAAACTATCTCCTGCGTTTGTACCAGCAACAGTATTATTTTGTGCGTCTGTAGTAACTAACTGAAGACCAGATGCTATATGTTCAGCACCAACTGCATCGTCTGCAATCTTAGCTCCTGTAATTGCATCTGCAGCTATATACCCAGTAGCTATTGCTGTACCTTGCCATGTACCTGTACCTATAGTTCCTAATGTTGTGACATTAGTACTACCAGCCCAAGCTGCAAGTTCAGCATCAGTAGTAAGGTCAGCTGTACTTGTAACAGCTTGTACCCACGCACTACCGTTATACATATATAACTTGTTATCAGACGTGTTGTAGTACAAGTCGCCTTCATCTAAAGCACTTGAAGGTGCAGAAGATGCTATTCGATACTTATCAGCAAAGTCATTAACACTACTTATATTAGTAGCTACTGTATTTACATTTGCTATAGAACCTCCAACAGTATTAACGTTAGAAATAGATCCAGCAACTGTAGTTATATTACTATTTGCTCCAGCTACAGTAGTGATATTACTGTTATTACCAGCAACGGTATTAACGTTAGATATGTTTCCAGCTACGGTTGTAACCTCTGTAGCCTTAGGTGTTTGTCTATGGAATGTATAAGTATTTAATGTCGTAGTAGTCTCTACGATCATCCCAAATGTAGCAGCATATGTTGTGCTGTTTGCTAAACCAGTAATGGTAACGGTTGAGTTTCCGACAGTACCATTAGAAATGGTTGCAACTCCAGATCCATTAGAGGTGACGTTGCTGCCGAGAGCTTTAATAGATACAAGAGTTCCAGCCCCGTTATTAACGTCAGGGTTAGCGTTAGGAAAAGATGTTTCATTTGCTATTGGTACAAAGCCACCTACGTCATCAACAAGGTCTGTTATACGGGCATCTATAGCTGATGTAGTGGCTACTTTATTATCAGCTGCAACCCATGTTTCACCTGATTGTATTTCTTCTACACTGCCTAGTCTATAGTATCTAGCATCAGCTTCTGTTTCTGTAAAGTAGCGTCCATCAAGAGCACCACCTGTTAATTCTGTTTCAGTGTAGTATCTATTATCCAGTTGACCAGCATTTAACTCAGACTCAGTATAATATAGATTATTTAACTGACCAGCATTTAACTCTGTCTCAGTATAATATCTGTTATCTAACTGACCTGCATCTAATTCTGTTTCTGTATAGTATCTACCATCTAAATCAACTGATCCTGTAGCTGTGACGTGACCTCTACCATTAATAGTAAGGTCTTGTATTACACTACCATTACTATTATTGACTGAAGCAGCTCCAGTAACACTATGGTTAATGGTAACTTGTCCACCAGATGCAGTCTTAGTTAAATCTGTACCAGCTAAGACATCAGCTTCCATAGCTGTATCTATCTTAGCACCAATTCTATTTTCAATAGCTTTGGCTGAAGCTATCTTTGTATCATCAGTTGTATACCAAGTTTCTGTACTAATAACAGTTGGGTCGCCTGTTAGCCAAGCGTCAGCAACTTTATCATTAGATTCTTGGTTTACATATAAGTTTTGTAGTGTATTATCATTCAGATCGTTAGCTCGTATAGCCGATCCGGGGTAGAATGTAGCTTTAGGGGTGTCGAAAGCTGTCTCTCGATAGATTCTAATAGCTACACCATTTCCGGGAGCACTGTTAAATCTAACCGTTGTTGCATTAAGCAACGTATATGCAGTTGTAGCGACTGTAGCAAGTGTTGCCTTGATATCAGTCGTGTCTAAATATGGGAATGTGAACGAGTAATCGGTGGTGGAACCGTTACCCGTGTATAAATTTTCAATTGTTACGGTCAT